ATAAAGTCTCCAGCGTCATTTGTTTTTACAGTAAACTTATAATATTTTCTATAAACATACTCAACATCCTGATTTGTTAAAACATCTTCTAGTGTTGAGAAGTTCCCTACTGGTGTGTGACAAGCAAATGTTGCTTCTCTACTTAGTAAATTATATCTGGTACCATCACTACCTTTATCGAATGGTTGTTTGAATGGGTATAGTTCTTTTATGACATCATTTTCATCATCTTCTAAAGGTACAAATACTGAAACTTTACAATTTGGTACTCCGAAGCCATTATTAACAATAACCCTACCGACTATAACACCAAAATCAGCACACATACGTGTATACACGTCGTGTTGTCTTAATGATAAGCTTAATACCTCTAGTAAATCAAAATCCTGTTTTAACTCAAAGGTTAAATTTTGGTCTTGACCTACCTGGGTTCTTACTCTGAATGATTTTGTTGTCATTTGGTCTTTACTAGATAAATAGTTATTCCGCTAAAACTAATAATAGTTCTGAGCATATTTTAGTAAAGATTAGGTATAGCTTGGTTTATTTGGTGTTTGTACCCTAATAGCTATGTCTTTTTCTGGAAATCTTATATGTAATATCTCGTCTGGTTGAGCGTAAATTGTGTCATCTAAAAGATTTATCTCTTTTGTTGTAGTGTTAAATAGTGGTTGTGTTGTTTGTGATTGTGAATGTTCTCCTCCAACAACCTTATAAACTTTTAGCTTAACAATATTAACAATACCAGATTGTTCCATAATTAAACCTCTTAACTTACCTAACGGTAGGTCTTGACCCATCTCAATTTTATCAATATTAAAATACTCACTAATTTTATTTATAACATTACTAACCACTTTTCCTTGACTTGATGAATTTTCTAACACCATGTCTAGTTCAAACCTTAGGTCTATTACCTTAGCTGAGCCAACACTTATATAGTCGTTCATCATTCTATGATTTGATAGGAATTCTGATACATTCTTCTTTAGTGCTTGTGGAACTTTAGATGTTAATTTGCCTGATGGTGTATATGATAATATATTTAACATAACCTTATTCTCTAATTCCGTAACTCCTGCCTTAGCTGGTGCACCGAATGCAGAAGGCATTAACCTTAGTTTTGATAGGTAGTCATTTACTGTCACAGCTCTATTTTGTGCGGCAAAATTAAATGAAATATAATTCCTTATTTCTTCTACTGACATCTGGTCTGCACCACCAATAGCTGATGTAATATTTGTAACAGATAAACTAGCTGCAACATTCTGATTTATTTGTGGACTTGGTCCGGCTACAACAAAGTCTATTATACCTAAAGAATTTATAGCTCCAGCGCCAACATTTGATGATTTACCGCCACCTACCCTATACTCTACAAATATTGTTGAGTTTCCTTTAATCATATCACCTAGAGCTGTATTATTCATGAACTTTGACATATCTAATGTTACTCCGTTTTTACTAAATGAATCTAGTAAGTCTTGTGGTGTTTGGTTACCGGCTCCAAATGTTAAATGAAAAAACCCTTCAGGTGTGAATTCAGAAATAAACCTTTGGTTTGCCTTGGTGTATTTACCAACCTTAATTCCGGTTTCATCAACTGGTGATGATGGGTCCATAACAAATACTTCCTCTTGTGCTAAAGCGTCTACCTCATACCACCTGTCAGCTGTTACATCCATAAATTCTAGGTTAGTTGGTAGAGTTTGGTACCCGGTTCCGTCCTTTTGTATAACTGATGTTACTCCTATAACGTTCTCGTCTGGTAGAAACATCTTATAGAATGGTTTTGATAAATTGTCAGTTATTTCTTTTTTGAATACTTTGGTGATACCGTTAACTACCATAACTTTCTTTGTTATTGTGTAGTTTGCTATAATTCCACTAGCGTTGTAGTTTGGAATTTTAGTTCTGTTAATTCTACCGTCGGAACCATATTGTGATGAAAAATCACAGTCTTCGGATAGTTCAAATATATTTCCCCCTCCTTTAAATTGTGACCCCCTTCTTAAGAATCCTAAATATTTAAAATCTTCCTTGTCACCAAATGCTGGAACAACAATAGATACCTCACAAATAGTTAATGATGGTCTATTTCCTGGTACCTTTAATCCATAAGTTCTAGCTAAATTATATAGTGAAGTCCTTTCTTGTGCATATTGTAATACTGTCTCTTGAAATGTCCTGTCTATTTGGAAGTTTAGGTTGTCTGCTACCGCAGCGTTTAAATCTAAGAACACTGAGTATATAGATGAATCGTTAGCATTCTTAATTAAATCAGGGTAATAAGTGTTAGTTAACCTAACAAGTTCGTTTCTGATACCTAGAAAATCTCTTTCCGTGTACGCTATTTTTTTCTCAGCCATATTATAAATTAATTATTACAAAATCTCTTGATTCGAACACACCTGACCCAATACTATAATCAATACGAATCCTAACGGTGTATTCTCTTTCTGAATCCCCAACGCTAAATGTGTTATCATCTGTTTTGTTTAGTTCTTCATTACTTTCCTCAGTTCTTAGGTCCTCAGCTGATTTAACATCAACATTATTAATGTTTAGGTTTGGTATGAACTCTTCAACTGTTTCTCTTATCTCACTGTCAATGGAAGCTTTTGTTCCGTTATCTAATGGTTCAAAAATCAACCTCATTAAATTAGTACCGAAATCTGGTAAGAAATATCTACTACCTTTAATAGTTAATATTAAATGTACTAGATTAGACCTGACTTCAGAGTCAGCTAATTCATTCATCCCTAAGAATAGTCCTTCTTCACTATCACTAAATGGGAATGTTATACCATATTTTGGATTGGGCATTCTTTTTTATAATAAATACTTCCAATATAGGTTTGAGTATTGGTTTAGTATTCTTTTAGTTGTTTATTCATTTTAATATATTTTGGTGAAAATGGGCAGTGTTTGCACCTATTACCACAACAACTACCTCTTCTTTTGTGGTATTCTTCAGTCATAACCATATTCCCATTATCCCAATAAAAATCTATCTCTACATTATATCCTAGCTCCAATGCTTCATTCACATAATATGGAGCATTTTCTTTATTAGAAAGCTTACCATTTATATTACCTCTATGAGATATCAATATCATTTATCATCTCCATCATTTATTTCCCAAGGAGTAAATTTATCTCCTAATATTGGGTTATACCATTTTAATATACTTTCTAACTTTGAAGTCTTAAATGCTTTTATTGCATCTGATTTATAATAAAATATGACACTATAAATCTTTCCTTCCTTGCAACATCTTACAGAAGAATTTATGTTCATTTTATAACTTACATTATTTATCCATCTTCTTGACCATTCTACGTCTTCCGCTTGACCCCAAGTAAGACTTTCATTTAGTGGATATTGCTTCATAAAAGATTTTTTTGCAACCCAATATGCACCCGAAATATACATGTTATCATCTTTTGTATTATATGGTATTAAAACATGATAATTTACGTGGTCTGATAACCAATCTACCCATCTCCCTCCTTCAATATTATTAACTATATTCATGCATACATCCCAATCATCACCAAATTCTAAAAATCCTTTATACCACCCCTCTTCAAGCTTGATATAATCATGCATAATAACTAAATTATCATATTTTGCACTTTCTGTAATTATATTTTTCTTTTTTGTTATCCAACCTTGCTTTTGTGATTCATCAAACTCAATATGTTTTATACTATCATCATAGTTATTAACTCCTCCTACTATGATTATTTCATATCTAGGAATATTTTGCAATTTTATACTTTTTATTATATCACATATTCTATTTGAAACTTCGATATTTGATAATGATTCTCTATCATTATTTGCACCTCCCGTAATTATTCCAAATGTAAAGTTCATATTTTTATCCTCATTTCTCATCATCTTTAACTTCTTTTACTTCTTCTTTATGTCCACAATATGGACATGTTAATAAATTATGTACCGTTTCCTTGTTTTTTGGTACATTATTAGACAACAAATGGTAGTCAGCAATTGACCACCATTTATTACATTCCCCACAATTAAAGTGGTATAGAATCTCTTTACTAAATTTATGATTCTTCACTTACTTTTAATTTTTCTAAATCTACGTCGACTTCACAATTACCACCAGAACAAGCTA